CGTCACCGCCGCCACCACCGCCACCACCAACGCTTGTAAATGCGACATTAATGATTCCAGAATTATTTGAAGTAGAAACAGTGACTGTTGCAGTATTGACAAAGTTGATCGTGCTACCTGTGATTGATCCTGCACTGTTTGCAGTTACAAATACAGAGTTACCAGTTGGACCTTGTGGACCTTGTGGTCCTTGAGGACCAGTTGCACCAGTGGCACCAGTGGCACCTTGTGAACCAGTTGGTCCTTGAGGACCAGTTGCACCAGTGGCACCTTGTGAACCAGTTGGTCCTTGAGGACCAACATCACCTTGTGGACCTTGAGGTCCTTGAGAACCAGTGGCACCAGTGGCACCCTGTGATCCAGTTGGTCCTTGAGGACCAGTTGCACCAGTGGCACCTTGTGAACCAGTTGGTCCTTGTGGACCTTGTGGTCCTTGTGGTCCTACTGGTCCTAATACAGCTGGATTGGATGTATTTGCTTCAAAATAAAATACAGTATTTGAAGAACCAGATCCTGCAGCAGAACGAACATTAACGGAAGCAGAATTTGCGACTGTAATAATTGTATTATCAAATGTAGCGTTTGTGTTTGCGTGAATTACCCTAGCTGAATTTGCTGCATTATTCGCTTGTCCATAAGCATTTAGAGCAACTGTAGTGGCGCTTCCACCAGTTCCCGCTGCAGCGTTCGCTGTGCTATATGCATTATTTGCAGTAGTACGAGCAGTATTTGCTTGTTCATACGAATCGTTTGCCGTACCACGCGCCGTATTCGCCTGTGCATATGCAGCATTTGCCTGAACATAAGCAGCATTTGCTTGTGTATATGCAAATAATGCAGAATCAAATGAATAGAAAGTAGAACCGTTATCGCTCCAACCCCACTTGTCTGTTGTTTCATTCCAACGCAAGAAAGTGTCAGTAGATGTTCCACGATTGACTGTAATGCCTGCATCTAAAACTGGAGAAGCTGTAACGTTTGATAGAAGTTTAATATCTGCATCTTCAACTGTAAGCACTTCGGTATTCAAAGTTGTTGTGTTACCTTGAACAATTAAATTACCAGAAACAGTTAAGTCTTGAAGGATCAACTTGCCGTTATCTTTATAATAATCTGAATTTCGAAGATTATTTCTATCTTGAATCAAATCATTTGTAATTGCACGCCACTCGTTAAATGTGTTAACAAGCTGAATATGTGTTATATTTGCATTGGCCATTACTTGCTGCCTCTAGAAAGCATTTCTAAAATTTTTGAAAGATCGCCTTTAATAGAGGAGATTTCTTCTTTGAGATTATTTATTGAAGAATCTATTTCCCTCTCTCTTTTCATTTTTTCTTGATATATCTGATCTTTTAAAAGAGACTTTTTATTGATATTTAAAATTGCTTGTGAGCGATCATCTCTTACTAGATCATCGTTATCCTTAATCTTAATTAACATATATTAACCTGCTGGTGTTGCAATCGCTCTATAATTGCGAACTTGTGGAATAACAGCTGAACTTCCAGCTGTCATTACAATTTTAATTGCATAATACTTAAACTTACCACCCAGCGGATAAGTTACACCATTTTCTTCATATGAAGCCTTGTTATAATCTAAACTTGGTCGATATTCGAGTTCAATCACTTGATTTTGATCTTTAGAGAAATTGTCATTGACTTTATACATCAACTGCCATTTCTTTTCTTCAAAAGCCTGATTATCGTCAGCTGATTTAATCTTGTAATAAACTACAACATCAGTTTCAACTGGACGATTGCAATCTAGATAAACTCTCAAATCTCCTGCATCAAATCCATCTGCAAGTGTAACAGTCTTAGAGACATACTTGGCTTTACAATTACCACCAGAAGTACCATTTTCACCAGCAATCACTGCAGTGGCATTTGCTGTGGCGCTTGGTTCTGAAAATGTAACTGTTGGTGCTTTGTAGTATCCAGAACCTGGATTATCAACAACAATTACAGACACGTTTCCAGTGTATCCTGTGATAGGAGAAAGCGCAGCCACATAAGCATTTGCCGTAACACCATCAATACGATCAGGTGCTGAGAACGTCATAGTGATATTTGCAGCATTCGAATGTTGACCAAGATTTGATAGTGTAATATCAGCAACAGAAATACCTGCATCATTAATCACATACTCAGTAGCAACTGCGCACACACTTTCCATATCGATTGTAGGTGCAATGTATGGATCGTTTGTTGTCAAATCAATTTTTACCAATAGTGATTCATTATTACCTGCTACAATTCTTCTTCTACGGAATCCTGTTTTTGTAGAAGTTTGTAAATCGCCGCCAAAGTCGTAAAATTCATTTTTACGAATTTTCTTCCAATCGCTATCATGAGTTCCGTCGATAGTGGTTGATTTGAAAGAATAGTCAATAGACGTTGGTTTAAAGTTGAAATCACTCGAATGAATTAGCAATGAGTCGACATTAATATTAGAAAGAATATTATCTGTCATAAACACAATGCTGTTGGAAGTTGAGCCAGCCCAGTTATTATAACGAACTCTAAACATCAAATCTTCATTTGGAATTGGAGTCCAGTTCGAAGCATTTTGGGCTTTAAAGAACTGTCCAATATATGGCTGTTCTGAAACTCTTCTCGGTGGCGTTGTGCCGAGAATATCACCACCAATTTCCGCAACAAATAAATTATAATCTGGAGAAGATGTGGTTACAGTGATTGCATATTCCTTTGAAGGTTTTACAATTACTGGTGGCGAGAATTTAAACGTTGTAAAATCAGATTCAGCATATGGAATTGTAGATGTTTTCACATCTTTTGCATCTACCATGCTTTGACCAAGAATTCGAGTTGTTGGCAATCCATTTTCAAACTCATTAATTGTTACCATGATAGGTAATTCTAAGTCGCCGCTCGTTGGTTTAGCCGAGAAGTATAGATCAACTGATGAGATTTGTAATGCAGTCAATGGCGCAGAAACACCATTTGTATGCGTATTTTGAGTTGCTGGAGTGAAGAATGATTGAGACAGTGGGAAAAATTTACGATTATTTGTAGCAATATCAGGTAACATAGCTGCTACTGGGAAATCACCAGAAATGCGCGGGACTGGCATTAATCTTGCAAATCCGCTATTTGGACCAGCACCATAATCATTCACAGCGCGCATCGTATAATTTTCTGATGTGCTAGTTGCTGCATCAGTAACTGTAAATGGAAGAATGCCTGTTGGGAAAGAAGCACCATTAGTTTCTGGGACATTAAACATACCAGCAATTCCACCATAATCGTCAACCTCATGATCACCGTAAGAGTATCTTGAATTTGAAGATACACCAACGTTTGCACTAAGTGTAATCATAAATCCATTAGCGGAAACTGCATTGATTGTTCTTTGAGCTGTCACGCCTGCACCTGCAGCAATTCTAAATGTATTACCTACAGCAGACGCTAAATTGCCAGATACATGAATCACATTTGTATCATTTGCAGCGGTATATGAAACTACGCCAGAATAATGCTCATGAGAACTTACTGTTGCAGTTTTACCAGAACTCCAGCCAACACTATAAACATTTGATCCGACTGGGAATGCATTTGCTACTGTTTGATTTGGACTTACATTCAAACGAATATTTTGATTATCTCTTAAGAAGATAATTGAATTTGGACTAAACTTTCTAAATGAACCATCAACAGGTTTAATTGCCATATAAGCATGTGAAGTGCTTGTATTTTGATAACGTTCAACAATACCAGCAAATGTAATTTTTCCACCAATTTTGTCAGATGCAGTTTGATAAACAACATCTTGCTCGATTACAGTTGTTGATGATAATGTATTTCCTGCAAAAGGAGCTACATTTACGTTGATAAAATTTTCGTTTAGATAAACAAAATTGTTAGATGATGAGATTACTTTCGCAAATGCATTTGTCGTTGTATTAATAATAGACTCATCGTTCCAAAACGATGTATAACCTTCAGGCGACGTAACATTTGTAACAGTGAGTTTGTTTGCTTTCTGTGTAAATGGTTTGACATCAATTTTGTCAAAGAATACGTTAGCCTTTTTATCTGGGCATAACCCGCGACCAAAGAATGAAACTTCTTGTGAACGCATAAAACGAGTGAATTGAACTTTTCTCGTAGCATCTTCAGTAATTGAATTTTTAAAGTACTGATCTATTGATTCTGACATAGTATCAAATCCTCGTTATTTTAAAATACTTCCATATTGGTAAATTCGGCATCCAAGTTAAAATCACCTGCGCTTCCACCACTTGTGCCTGTATCACTTGGAGTTGCAAACACTTCTGGTGTGTAAACTGGAGCAGAATACCAGGTATCAACAACTGCAACTTGCGGCGCTGCACCAACAATATCAGGTGGAATTTCAACCAATGGTGGCGGAAATATCTCAGCAAAATTAATTGTAAGCGCACCGCCCAATGTTAATCCAAAATTAATTGGCGATGGAGTTGGTGGTGGCGATGCAGGAACTGGTGGTGAAGGTAAGACCAAAAATTCACCAACTTCGAATGGATCGGGATGTGGCATAGCTCTCATAATTGATCGTGGTTCAAATGGTTCTGGACGATCTATTGGCGGTGGTGCCACATATACTGGTGGTGGAGGTGGTATAAATGGAGGAGGCACATATGGCGGAGGCGGTGGAATAACAGGTTCAACAGGAGCCTGAGCCAATGGTGGCGGAGGAGGTGGAGGTGCTGGTGGTGTTACAGGAACTTCAATGGGTGGTGGAGGAGGCGGTACATAAGGAGGAGCCGCTGGCGCACCAGCTACTGGTAATGGCAACACAGGTGTTGGTGATATTAACACAGGTGGTATGATAACAGAGAAATAATTATCTGATGACGGAACTAGTGTCAACCATCCATCAAACTTAGCCGCCAAAACTGGAGGAATAACTGCAGTATTTTTTGTTGCTGCTGTTTGATTGTTAATGATAATTTCTTCTGATGGAATTGTCCACATGGTTTTTCTTGCATGTGTTGGATCATTTGGTTTAAGATATATTCGATCGTATGGAATCATATTAATATTTGTTGTTTTTCCATATGGCTTCAATACACCCTTTTCAATAGAGCACTTAAAGTCTGGGCTAGTTGTATCACCAACAGAGAATCCACTGAAATTGTCGACAACCATGCCATATTTTTCTTTCTGTGTAGCGTTATCTTCATAGAACAACGTTGAATCTTTTGCTTTTGTTTCTGCTAAAGACAATGCAGAATAATACTCTACATTCTTAATTCTTTGTTCTAGTTTACCAATATCACGCATTGTGTAGCGACGATGATCCATTGCTTTTACAGTAATATCTCTTGGAGAATTAGTATAAGCAGGAATATCAAGCATGAATAATGTCATTGCATCAGAAAGATCTGCTGGATATTTTGGATTCTTATCTGGAATTCCATTGATCAATTTTAATTCTTTTGATGCAGTAACTACAATTTTATCCTTTCTTGGAATATAGTATTGATATGTCATTTCCATTGATTGATATGGAAGCGGAATACGTGATCCGAAGAAAGTATTTGCAGTTGTTCCCAATGTTCTTGTTGGACGGAAATCAATACTATCACGCAATGGATATGATGTTCCATCGCTAGATTTAAATATTGGAATTTCTCCGTTTTCATACTGCGCTGCTGGATAAGAATCTACGTTAAAATAACCAGCAGTTGTTGCATGCTCATAGTATTCTAGAATTGCAACTGTTTGTCCACGTGGAGGATTTCTACCAGCCTTTAAAACAAGTTTAGAGTGATCGTAGTATTCTGGTGTTTGACCTGGATCCAAATAGAAACTTGATGTCACATCAATAACATTTGTTGTATTCGGAGCATAAGAAATGCTACCAGAATCATATACTTTTACAAGTTTATAAACATCAGGAATAAACAATGAAGTGTTTCCACCAGGTGTTGTATTAATTACTGATGGATCTGTAAACCACACACGACCATTTGCAGTGTCAAAATAAACACTAGTGCATCCACTGACTGATGTTGCTTGACCACCTGTATAATTTGCAGTTGCTGTTAAAGTTGTATTAGCAACATTACCTTTCTTTGTTTTTAGGCGTCGATTATGATCTTCAGAATTGTCCATCTTAACACGAACATACACATCAGCGGTAAACGATCCGTTGAGACCAGAATTGATTGTTAGACCAGTGCTTGATGTTCTTGTGATGCTTGATGGAGTAATAATGTCACCAACTGCAACTGACGTTGCATTACCACTATAAGCTGTTGCTGTACCGAGCGAACGAATCGCGATAATGAAGTTTTGATTAATAAGTGCAGAAGAAATTGTGCTTCCATCTGATCCATAATCAAGCACCTCATTATTTGTTAAGGTAAGTGATAGAATTCCGCCAGCATTAAATGATTGTGTACTGAAAAACCTACTTGTTACATAATCAGCATTGTCAATTGTGCTGTTTGCGATCTGCGCTTCTGGTAATTTAAAGATTAAGATTCTGCGATTTGTATCGTACACAATCGTGCCACCAGCAGTATCTTTACTATTATTCGATACATTCATAGAGAAATTAAATGCAGCCTTAGAAGATACTACATCTACGAGCGAATCAATATCCTTTGTGCTATAAAGTAGAGCAAATGTTTGACCAGTACCAATCAAACCACTAAATGGAAGATCAACCACACCAATTCTTGTTGTTGAATTGTAGGCTACAATTTTACGCACATCACCTGCAGAAGCACCAGAAGTAATTCTAACAGAAACATTAGTATATGCACCACTTAAATTTGAGTAGTTAACAGGAAAATTAATGGCAAGTGTATTTGCACCAGTTGATCCTGCTGTTACTGTGTTTGATTCAAGAGCAACGTCGCTCAAATAAACAATATATTCTGTTCCAGCATTACGTGTGATATGCTTTAACTTAGCACTGCCCATGTAGGTAGCATTGTAAGTAATCGAATTTGTTGTATTGATGCTATTTTTTGGAACACAATGCAACTCTAATGTTGGAAGGCTAGAAGTATTTGCGAATCCATTTGCAGAACCTACAATGGAATTTGCATATAGATAATTTCCATATTCAAGAGATAGGTCAAAGTCAGTAGATGTTTGCTTGGTTCTCGCCTTTAATCCTTCGATTCTTTGCGGACCAATGGCTTCGTATTCGAATCCTTTGACATATGCTTTGCCAGGTTCAATAACAGCAACATACTTTTCTGTATTTGCAGTGTTTGCTTCTAGCGATAATTTAAATGGAGAAACTGTATAGTCACCAGACTCATCATAGGTACGGCGAGCAAGAGTTTTCTCAAGTTCAGTATATATTGGGTACTTAACTTGTTTGGTGATTACTCCATTTTCGATACGAAGAAGTTCAAAGAACTTTGTATCGTCTGAAGAATTCAACGCTCTCTTTGATAATTCTAATTTAAATTGATAACGATGCGCGCCTGGAGCTTGATAGTTAAATGAAGCCTGTGCTGGATCTAGAAGATTCGCATCTGCGCTCTCATCAACAATCTTTTCTACAATTTGTAAACCAACTTTATATGATGGAGTATTTCCATATGCATCGAGCACAATTGACTGTTCTGCTACTTGAACAAAGAATCCATCAACATAGAATACTCCAGGTTGAATAGAAGCAACTGAGCCGAATCCAGTTGCAGCTGATGCCAAAAGTTTGGCTTCATCACCGCCTGATTCTGCATTAGAGATAACTTCATTATTTGAGAATATTGTTCCTCTCAAATACTTTAACATAAGCGTTGGAAAAGTTTGAGATTCGTCCGAGGCAACAACTTTAGCTCGAATTTTAGAAGTGCCAGAAACGTTGCGAACGATTGCACTATCAAAATCTTCCACATCAACGTCAGAACCATTGTAAGAAGTCTGCAATTTAATATAAGGAACCTTCAAATCATAAGTGATTTGACCGCCATAAACTGGTGAACCATTTTGAAAGATATGATCGCCAAACTGTTTAATTTGATTTTGAATAATACTTTGAATTTGCGTAAGTTCACGAGCCTGAACTGCATATCCAGGACGAAATAAAATACGCATGTAATTTTCTTCTTTGGCTCCATTGGAGGCTTGGAAGTCGTCGTAAAATGGCTCTACATTAAAATCTGTTGACATGAGTTATATTCCTAAAACTTTAATACAATCTTAAATTGTTGATGCTCGTCTGGATCTCGGTTGATTGCAGATGAATTCTGAATATATAAAAGTTCTCCAGAATACAACTTCAATCCAGGATCAATCGAAGAAATTACCGTCGCTGACGCCCCAGAATTAGCTCCTGTAATAGAGAATGAATTTGCTACATTAACTGTACCGTCATTAACGATATTATTAACATATAACGTGTCATTCACACTATCATAAAAGTCTACCAATGCCGTTAAATTGGCAGAAGATAGATTTGCACCAACAAAAACACTTTCTCTATGCACGAATGTTCCAGTTGGGATGACCAGAGAATATTTAGTTGTCGTTCTATAGACTGAAGCCAGTGCTGTGGTATTACCACTCACTTTTGGGTCTTTTAAAAGACCGATTTGTCTAAACTGGGTTCCACCACCGCCTTGCGTAGGAATCTGGTCGTTTTCATCGCCCTCAATCGCCACACTTATCATTAAGGTGGAGGCTCCTAATTCGCTTGCCACATTAGAACCATGACCGCCTGGAGGACCGATAACTGCAATCAAATTAGCATTTGCAGTTCCGACGATCTTATTTTCATCGACCAGAGTAATTGTCGCTCGGGTATAGTTATTACCACCAGAAATTACGGTATAACCAACGATATTTCCACCGTTTACGCCTGTAGAGTACGCATTAACACGAATGTTCGCACCAGTGCCGTCGCCCTTAACTGAAACAATGTTTAAAAAATTGTTGCTAACGTTTGCATTGAATCCAGCACCAGAATTTACAATCTTTACGATATCGATTCGACCATCCACTGCACTAGATGCAACGTCATTCTCGACCACTATAGGCATATATGTTGTAGTAAAGAACTTTTCTTTCAAGCCAGGAGGGATCTTGTACAAATACTTCCATCTGTAGCCATCAGCGGTCTCAATGTATGGATTTTCTGGCAGTTGACCACCAAGATCGATCTCTGGCATAACAGTGGAATTTGCGTTTGAATTGTTAAACAAACACTTGAAGATTTGATCCTTGGCGTTGCGTACATAAAACTTATTATCATACGCAATGTTCGATGTATTTGCTTTGACGAATAAATCTAGATTTTGCGTATATTCTATATATTGAGTCCCGCTTGTCCAATCTACTCGAGGGATTACTAGATTCATATCGGCTGCAGTAACTCTTTTCATAGCAACCATATCATCCCATACATTAAAAAATGTATTGGTAGATTCTATTGGAGTTGGCGTTGTATCGCCATTAGCCCAAGATTGGGGTCTTCCAATGGTCAAATATAGTTTAGCAAGAGTTGAAGAAATGTAGTACTCAAATGCTCGAGCGTTTAAAATACCAAAATTTCGTGTAAATAAAGATGACATGTTAGGTCCTCAAGTTCTTATAATTTCATAATCAACATTGCTGAATTGCGGAATAACTTCGTAAACCAAAGCAGGTGCAACTGGTTTACCATAGTTTCTAGCGTCAGTTGTATCAATTGTTAGGTTAGTTGTATTTGTAATACCAATATTGCTATTGAGCGTAATAACGTTACCAAATATAACATTAATTGTTTTAATTAGAGTAGATCCGTCAATTTTAATTCTTATTTTATCATTGGATGCAATGAAACTTGAAATAGTGTTTGTATTTCCCTTAATAACAATACTCGCATTTCCATTAGAAATATGCGCTCTGCCTTCTCCAATTATCACACAAGAACTTTCAATATTTAGAGAGTTATTATTAGCGATTGATTTGATTTCCTTAACAAATGATCGCTTAGTATCAGCAGAATTAATTACAATCATATCCCCAACATTTGCCAAAGTGTCAAAACTTTGTCCAACGCCAGTTACATTATTTGCATCATAAGAAACAGAACATGTTCCGATTAATGAATTTGAAGCGAGAATCATTGCATGAGTGTTTATATTAATATCAGGTGCGGTTGAATGTGATTCTGGAATAATATGAACTGGAAGAAGTTTTGTTCCAGTTGGATGGGCAACATCAAAGATTGTCTTTTTATATGTATCGTAACTTTCTTCAGAATGTAAGGAGTATGAATAATTGTGATACTTTTCATCGTCTTGGAATCTCTTATCAGAGCTTAGATGACCATCACTGTTTAGATAGAAACCATTGTAACGTATCAATCCATTGATAAATTCAGCATTGGCTTTTGCTTTACCATTACCATATTGACGTGGATATAGAATTCCTTCGATATTCGCATTGGCAATTGTCACGCCAGACGTATATACATTCAAGAACACACCTGTGGCATTTGCTCGCGTCACAACTAGATTACCGCTCACCACATTAGGCGTTCCAGAGTAATTGAACACACGAAGAATTGAGTTATTTGAGTATAATCCATCAACGGTTGCAGTGAATGTTTTATTGTTTGGCAATCCTTGGTAAACTGAATCATTCTCTAGAATACCAGCAATGTTTGTTGTATTGCCTGTCACATAAAGGTCATAAATCTTAAGCGATACATTTGGTCGAGAAATATAGTCTGAACCACGATTTGTAATATCAAAATCTATGATTTCGCCTAAGAAGGTTGTAGTAGAAGACAATTCTTCTCCATCACCTAGCAAGACGACATTTAAATTTGCTCCAGATCCTGATCCACCCGCAACTGCAGTTGGCGATGATACATAGCCTTCGCCTCTATTTGTAAAAGTAATTTTTTGAATTGATCCAGAAATATTAACAGAAGAAACATAAGCTGCTGCACCCACTCCAGTACCATTAAAATTTATCGTGTCGTTATTTGCATAACCTGTGCCACCATTTACGATTTCAATTGCGCCAAGAATTCCCATGCCCATGATCAATGGACGATTATCCATTCTTAATACTTTACTTAAAATATTAATGGAATTGATATTTGTTTCAAATGCTCTTTCCAAGAAAATAGTTCTTGTCGCACCATCGTAATCAATAATGCTTCTATGGTGTTTATCTAACTTAATTCTGCGACCAACATAAAAATCATCTACTGAAGAGTATTCGCTGCTCAATTTAAATGTTGCGTTTGTTTGATTGTATTCTGAAAATTCACCTGGATTAATCGCAATAAATCCTAATGATGATAGATCACTGTCATACACTGAAACAACATTAAAATTCAAATCATCTTCAAATCCACCACCGCCAGAAACAACTGACGTGGCAATAATTGGATGTAAGTTAAAGGTTTCAAATGTAAGCGCACCACCAATTTTAGTATCTAATGATGTGGTTAATTTTAATGCACTCGTTGAATCTAAAGTTGCACTTAATGTTGAATTTGCGTTCAATTTTTTATCAGTAGCAGAAGAACTAAATGCAGAAGTGACCGTTAAATGATATGCATTTGTTATATTTGCAATCGTTCGAAGTTCTCCATTTACTTCAATATCTTTACCTGCTGTAAGATAATTATAAAATCCAGGAGAGCCAGCATTAAAATTTGCTATGTCAATGGCAGAAATATTTGAGATAACTTCATTTCCAGTAATGTTCACTTTTCCGACTATTGAAGTGTTCGCATTGACAACTGCAATTCCATTTGCACCATAATATTGCGAAATAACAACTGTATTAATTAATCCTTGCAGTCCATTTGATCCAGTTCCATCTACAACTTTTAAAACATAATTATTGTAGTAGCCATTAGAAGTATTTACAGATGGTAAACTGGAAATATTGACTGTTGTTTGCGTAGAGCCAACAGCATTTGCATAAAATATTGTAGTGGGTGAAGTGTTTGAGAAGTCTAAATCGTTTTCATACAAATATGAATTTGCTTTTAAAGAAATACCATCAGAGGAATATGGAATTGTAATAGTATTTGCAATGGTTGTATCTAAACCAGATACCACAGCATTAGCACCTGCACCATTACCAGTGCCATCATATACAAGAGTTGATGGATTTCTTGTGATAATATCGATGAATGTATTAGGTGTTGTTCTGAAACCATAACCACCTTTTACCACAGTGACGTTATCTAAAATTGTTACAGTAACATTTCCGACTGTTGCAACTGCTTTTTGTCTCGTAAGAGAATTAATATTCTGACCGCCATTGATCACAACAGGATCACCTGTGACGTATCTTCTTCCTCTTCTTTGCGGATTAATTTTAATATTGGATAAACTACCAATAATTGTTTCTCTGAATATTTGAGTTACGCCATTCTCATCTTCATATTGAATCTCGAGAAACTCATTGTTATTAAATGTTCTTGTAATGCTTGAGACATAAACTTCATAAATTTCATTATTTGTGGCATAATCAATAGTCTTATAAGCTCTTTCAATGATGCAACTTGCTTTCGAAACTGAGCCAACGCCTTTTTGATTCTTCAACAAATTTAATTCTACAGATTGATTTCCAGCAGATGATGAGAGCCTGAATGCTTGCGGCTGCACCCATTTTCCATCGGAGGCTTTAAAGATTTGCGATTTAGGGAAATAAACTTCAAGTTCTTTATTGTAAAGAACACGAAATAAAAACTTGAAAGAATCTGAAGTACCTTTTTTACTATAAAAGTCTCTTGATGCTTTGATAATTTTTTCAGTAGATAGTTCTGATTCTTCAGGAAACGAAGGTAGAATTTTTATTCTGAAGTATTTTAACAAATTTTCTCTAGTTAAGTCAATATTATAGTTATCAGAAAATCTTTTTAATTCGTAAATAGGATTACCTGGCTGTTCTAAAAACTCATAATACTTTTCTAGAAATTCAACGAATACAGGATAATCTGAGCGAATGAACTCAGGTAACTGTGATTCAATAAATGTTGAAACTCTATTCAGACTTGACATATTAGGTTACTTTTATTGTATCAATAGTGACTTGTGATTGATTATCAATGTCTAATGTAATAATTGTATTGCGTTCAGAATTGAACAATGTGTTTTTAGGCGTTGCATAAAACTTAATTGTCTTGAATGCATCAATAATATCTAAAGGCTTGAATTGTGATAAAGTTATAATACCTTGTAGGTAATCAATTATTCCAGCATTTTCAGAGAAGATGACTTTAATATTGTTATTGTCAAAATAGTATGATCGTAATCTACCAGTTGTGTTTTCAATAATGGGTTTTAAGATAACATTTTGTAGTAGATTGTCGTCTTGATCATACGCTTTGATTGCTGCTGTAGAGTAACCAGAACCAACCTTTTCAATCACAACGGAAGTTACTTTACCATTTGTTATAACAGCGCGCAAAGACGCACCAATACCATCGCCGTTAATTACTAATCTTGGTATTGTTGTAAGACCTGAACCACCTTGAATCACTTGAACCGCAGAAATGCCTGTAGAGGATAGGGGTGCTTCCTCGAAATAGAATTCGCGAAGAACACCTTCATTATCATATGCAGTAAATGCTGGGCTCGAACCAATACGATCAGCACCTGTAGAACGTTTGAGTTCAGTGTAGTATTTGATGACATAATTTCGCGAAACACCAAGAACAGGAGTCAATCGTTTTTCAATTTTCACATCGATATCATTACTTACAATTGAAGGATGTGCCATGTCGACTTCATGCATCAATCGTGAAATCTTAAATAATGAGTTAAATTGATCAAGATTTGTATTTGCATAATCATTAATTTTTCCGCGAACAAGTGAAGAAATCTCCCCTGGAGTCAAAGTCGTTGCAGTCGGATCATATGAAACACGAACGTTTAAATTTAAATAGTTAAAATCTGGGTCAACAAATTCTGGCGTTACAGTAAGAATACTAATTGGATTAATAATTTCTCTGAGAATGTAATCTTTTTCTGTTCTTGAAATTTCATAACCAGCTGAAGGTTTTGCAGATACAAACACTTTGCCGTAAATTGGTGGAATGTTTTCTTCACCACCCCAAACGTTTACTGCCTCAAATGATGGGTAACGTTGTTGAATCAGTGCTGTGTAATCATTCTTTGTTACAGCACGACCGTTAGATGCAAATGTTTTTGGAGCAAGATATTTGATTGTTTCAATTGATTCTATGTCCGCACCACCAGCTGCGACTTGATCAACCACAATGCTTCCGTTAGTTAATCCATCTACTGAATCGAGTAATTTAAATGATGTGGCTTTATTGGCTTTTTTGCCATTACTCATTAGATAAGAAACAACAACCATGTTACCTTCTGATAATTTTTTGCCAAGAATATTATCACCGAAATAGATCTTGTAATTTCCATTTTCAATTTCATCGATAAAATAAACCGCACTGTTACCAGTAAGTGCTGTAGAATTAGCTGCTAAAGTATATGATTGTTGTGATAGATCAATAGCAGATGTTTGAACAATAACTTCAATTGTAGAGGTGTCAATATTTTGGTTTCCTAATGTAAATTCTTGCAATGGATTTAATTGTTCGCTGTGTATGAATACTTGTGAAGTGGGTGTTCCTTCGAATATATTCAGATCAGCGAATACAAACTGATTATTCGCCTTTGTTACTGTAACTTCATCTAAATTTGTAAACGTATAATTAATACCATCAACAGCTGAAGAAGCGAATCTTGTGAATTTAGGAATAGTTAGTGATGATGTGTTTGCAACCCCAGCATTATTCGCTAAAGTAAAGGTTAAATCGATTCTTGCTATTGAACTGCGAATAGATGCTGGAGTATAACCAAGCATCTTAGCATGAGAGATAACAGAATTTCGGATAGATGCGGAATCTAAAAACGACTCATTTGCAATCATGTTCATATAGAACGAAAGATAATGAGTATTATAAGAGAGCAAATCAATTAACTGAGATAACGTCGAGCCTTCGAAGTCATAATCCGCAAAGGCACTTTGTGACTTTAAAAAGTTCTTTAGACTTGCTTTAATTGTAAAGAAGTCTGGCTCTGATATTACTAGTTTGCTTTCGACATTAGCCATTTTATCTTAACCTTTGCAAAAATATAACCGTCGTGAATGGTTTAATAGAGTTTAACAAATAGAAACGAATTGTGACATCGAATCCATCCATATCGAAATTTGGAACTACATTGACAAAATCTAATTTTATACGCGACTCGTAGTTTTTAAGACTAGTGACGATTTCTTCCTTAATGTTCATTGCCGTCATGTCATCTAATGGCTCGAATAACTGCGAATATACATCACTTCCAAACTTGGGAGTAAATCTTCGCTCACCATGATTGGTCAAAATGATATTTCGAACTGCACTAATGATTGCATGTTCGTTTATCTTTAAAGAAACGTCTTTCGTAACTGGATGTTTACTAAATTTTAGGTCTAAGTCAGAAAATACTCGAGCGACTCTTTCCATTTAAAGCACCTCTAAATGATTATTTATGTCTTAGATGGGCGAACTATTGTCGTAATGGGACAACCGCCATCTCCAACTAATGAGACATCACCGATTCGACCGTCTCCGATATCAAATCTTGGATCAGGAGGCTGTGAACCACCTACAAACGATAGGGCATTATTTTTCTTTTGATAGACGAAATTCACATGATCATTAGCCCAAAGAACGATATCCCCAGGTTGAGCATCTTCAGGTTTTACACGAGTAAATCTAAAGTCGTTAAATCTCAATTCGATATCTTTAGAATATGGAGTCTGAACGTATCGATAACCATTGTGTTTCAATCCATAATTTACAAACGCCATTGCCCATACGGTCTGATCGCTCAATGTCCAGTATTCTTGAGAGAATCCTAGATTTCTCCATAATCCTAAGATATTTTGATTAGATGGCTGAATAGTTCCCGTAAGTTCGATTCCAGTTTCTCTCCAATAACCATTCGAAGCGAGAGCAAGTTGTCTCTCTAGCCACTTTGATATGTCTGCAGTTTCGTTTAGATAAATTAAACTTTCCCCAACTACATTATTTAAGATCAAATCAGAACCAGATCTTGGCGACTCAGGAATATATCGCTTGACATTTTGATATTGTGATGTATAATCATATGGATTGATGAAGAAATTTCGTAGAAATTCATCATTTTGCGTATTAATATTAACACTTAATCGAATAGTTCGATCATTTTCAAGGAATTTTTGCGCAGCAGTAGGTGTTCCTCTTCTTGGAGCCGTAAAGAGATCGTGAGAGGATTCTGTAAGTTGTTGTGCGCAGAACGATAAGGTATTTGCTTTGACTTTAAAGGTATCGCCCACCGAAAAGTTAACATTGCCGCTCACAGATGCATTTAAATCATTTTCAACTTGTAAAAAAACATCCCCAACTATTCTTACATTGGTATTCGATTCAATGACGATGTTTACCTTTCCAGCAACATATAAATGATCATCACTCATTACAATTCTATAGTTGTTTTTGACGACTTTTTCTACCTTAGATCCACTAGGATACCATTCTGAGAAACTTCCAGAACGATGCGCCAAATGAACACGTTCGTTTAATGGCGTGTCGTCCATTTCAAAAACGTGACCAGACTCGGTTTCTCTTGCTTTATTATATGGGTATTCTGCTGAGTATGCTGGACTTGGTTCAGCCCAAGACTCATTGTTTGCACCGATTGCGCTGATTGGAGTTCGTTCTCGGAATTTTTGAATTAATGTCTTATCTAAATTTGTAGCAACATCGCTTAATGATGGTTTGCCGAGCTCTTCAGGTACTGGGTATTTGATGGATAATGCATCTGAATCAGCAGACAAATTAGATTCATGAACTTGTACGCCTACACCTGCTCCCGCAACAATTGAAGGGTTTGTATTTAATTTATTGTTAGCACGCGCAGAAGTGAGTGAGCTTCTTGGAATAGACTTGAATAAACTTGCTGCAGTATGCGCAAGAGTATCTTCACTGCGTAAATATTTTCCTGTAGACGATTTGAGCATCTCAGCACCTAATAGCTGTGAAGCTCGTATAATGTCACCGCTGGTTACTGCAGAACGAACTCCAGATTTCTCAAAGTCGACCTTAACTCCTAAGTGATAGGCATTAAGCGTAAGACCTGTTTTTTGCGGAGTTGATAATCCATTCCAAGTTGATTCGCCAATCGATTGTTTGGCTCGTTCAATTGTCTCAACAATATCGATATCAAGTAATTCCTTTGCTTGCGTCTTCGTTACAATAGTGTTTGCTCCATTGATACCATTTATAATAATGTTATCATTTTTTGTGAGCGCAATATACCCTTGATTCAATTCGCGTTGTGTAAATTTATGATTGTATCCAACCACATTTTGCACACCATCAGTCAATGACTCTTTAGATTGTAAAGATAGCGGAAGATGAAGCATAATATTTTCTGCTGTCAACTTCGCAACACCAAGCCCATCATTAATAATATTGCCACTGATTGTGCTTGAATCACCAGTGCGCGCTTCTGGATAATCTAACGCGGATGGTTTTTTTGGAGAATTTCGAATTTTATTCGCGTTTCTTAAATCGCCAAATCCTCTGTTACCAGGAGATACTTGTTGATTATATCCTGGAATTACGCCGAGTATTGCTGGTGATTGACTAAACGATCCATCTAAGAAAAAACCTATAACATATTCGCCTTCTTTTGGTGTTGCGAAAGTATCGTTATTATTCACAGAATGAACTGGAATCGCCCACGGAAGATCTTCCGTTGGAATGGCTACAATGTCATCCGTGTGTATACCAAAAATACGCACACGACATCTGCCAAGTTTTTCTGGATCATTTCTGTCTTCAACGACACCAATCCACCATTGAAACCCATCTTGTCCAACAAAATTTGTGCGCAACTTCATGAATTAATTACCGTATTCCACATTGAATTGACTGGCGGCGAATAGTTTAGATTAACATTGACAGAATCTTTACACAATTGAGCATAACAATGATACCTGGTATCTAACAAATGATGTCTTAGACCAGTAATTAAATAATTGCCAGACATATATCGATCTTCTGAAATATTATCAGGATTTGTTTCTGCTGCGTTTTGTGGAACGCTTACATATACAATATCACCAACAGATAGCGAACTGTCGCCTGGAATGTCAATATGTAATCTTGTGTTATTTAATAGCGCGAGTCTAGAAGCTCTCATCAACAACCACTGACTAGCAAGATTGTCTTGAAATTTTGGAAACATTCTTATGTATCCAGAAGCCTGACTTATAGATGATCCAATTCTATTCCTAGCGTTATTATATGGCAAATATTGATTCAATGTTTTATATTGTTGAATAGATGAAGACATAACTTCACCTTCCACAGTTCTATTCATAACATCTAAAGTAATTAATTGCGACGCAAATGCACCACTGCTTATACTCTCTAGTGTATCGAACACCTGTCGAAACTGTAATTCATCAAGTTTACTATGTTGTGATGCAATGCTCTCATTTTGTACAAGGTTTTTTGCAGAGTAATATAGTTTTCTTTTTGGAATCTGCGAATAAATGCTACTCATAGAACTAAATTTAAATCCATCAGCAGTTTCATAAAAGAAAAAACCTGGAGACAAATCTTTGCTGAGTGCAAAGGATGATATCCAATTGATGGCTTCGAGTGGTCTTAAATTTGGCACTATTAAAGGATTCTTCTCAGGTGTAAGTAGAAGTGTAGATTCTTCTATGTTAGATTCTGAGAATTTATTTGATGATATTTTTAAAAAGTTTTGCGCAATAATCCTCACTACATCAGACAATCGAGTTTCTCTGAATGATTTTGAGATAAAATATTGCTGATTGAGTAGAAACTCCTCTGAACAAAAATGTAGTTTATATTTGGCAGCAGATGTTCCTTGCAAAGAATACTCACTTATTTTATAGATTCTAAACACTTTCTCAAATCTTTTCATTCCAGGTGATTTAAAAACAATTGAGATAAATTCATTTCCGTGTATTCCCATTCTATTAATAATGTCACTCGAATCAGTCAATAAGATATCACCGTTTATAACATTGTTAAAGATATCTTCATAGATATTAATTTCACTATAGATAAAATTAATATCGATGCTCGTGCCAGAAGCGTTGACAATTTTTAATTCAATGAGAGTAAAGTCGTATGGCGACAATGCACCATCAGCCGACGTTTTGCCACTTGCCATCATTTCCATGTTATCTTGCCGACATTAATGACGTTAATTGATCTTCAATAGAACTTATAATTGAAGATTTAGGCACAAGAATTTTACGTCTGGTTTCATTTAATTCTAACTCATAATCATAATATGATACTGGACCAATAGTTGTTGTAATAGTAAGCGTAGCATTGCTGCCGTCTACTGAACTTATTACGTTATAACTGTTAGAATAAGAAGTATTTGTATTAATGGATATGATATTACCTGTGTTGTAATTGTAAGAATTTGCAGTCACTCTATACTTTCTCGTTTCAGTAGAAGTCGGATCATCAGAATTGCGAATAACTTCGGTTGCTTGAAAGTGGCTGATTGTGTTCACTGCCCACTGATAACCATCTTGATTGTTTGTAATACCAATAA